AAGATTTGGAGATTCGCTGTTACTTTAACACCCGTAGACACAGTTTTTCAACCTCAGAATTAAGACAGCGTGTAATAGACGCAGAAAGTAAAAAATGAAGCGCATAGGCTTTGCTTGCAAGTGGATTGATAACGCCAGTCAAGTTAACGGAATTAAACCCAAAGACGATTGTAAAAAATATAATACTGGCAGTACCACTGTTGCTTGGTTAAATAGACAAAGCAAGGATGTGGCTGTAGAAAAGCTTTGGGATCTCATGAAGCAGAATATCGAAAGCACCCGCTTGCTAGTTGAAAAGGTAGGTGGTTTAGATGAAAATTTGCGAATGGTACGACTCAGTAGCGATATCCTTCCTGTGTACACTGAGTCGACTTGGTCTTGGTTTTGGCGGACTTCCGACGTCCGAGATTACGCCGAGAGACATTTCAGAGCAGTGGGAGATCTGGCTCGCAAGATGGGTGTTCGGGTTAGTTTTCATCCTGGGCAGTTTACTGTCCTTGCTAGCGATAATCCAGATATTGTCAATCGTTCAATAGAGGAATTTGAATATCATGCGGATATGGCGAGATGGATGGGGTATGGTAAAAGATATCAGGACTTTAAGATCAATGTCCACATCTCCGGTAGAGCCGGTCCAGCCGGTATCAAAGCTGCCCTCCAACGACTTACCCCCGAAGCAAGAAACTGCATTACCATCGAGAACGACGAAATCAGCTGGGGGATCGACGCCAGCCTCGAACTTGCCAACGATCTCGCTTTGGTGCTAGACATACACCATCATTGGGTTAAAACTGGAGAATATATTGAAGCCACTGACGACCGTGTTAAAAGGATTGGTGATAGCTGGCGTGGTGTGCGCCCTGTTATACATTACTCCGTCAGCCGTGAAGACGTACTTGTTGGACATTCCGGACACGAACGCCCCGCTCTTGTTCCGTTAATGGAAGATGGTTACAAAAAGGCAAAACTCAGAGCACATTCTAATTTTTACTGGAATAAACCCTGTAATGAATGGGCGCTGAGTTTTTGGGATAACTGCGACATTATGTGCGAAAGCAAGGCTAAAAATCTTGCCAGCTTTGCACTATACGAGCAGACTAAAAATTAAACTTTAGCTTTGGGCTTTCTGCCTCTGTTAGATACTTTCTTAACAGCGGCTTTGGCATCTGCTGTGGTAACTTTACCGTCACCATTAACATCAGCTACTTTCTTTGCTCTAGTTGCGGTTTTCTTAACTGCTGCCTTCACATCGTCAAAGTTTACCTTACCGTCGTGATTTACATCAAGCACATTTTCTGCTAGTTTTGAACCTTCGGCAGGTGCAGTATGCCATGCTGGCTGAGCCGGTGCTTCTACTTTGTATGGTGCCTGTTCTGGTTTGCTAGCCTGTTCTTTTGCTGCTTCTGTAGGCAATCCAAATAACTTACGTAAAAAATCAAACATGTTGTTTTTCTCCTTGTACTACTATTTATAGCTGTGTTTAATTATTAATTTATAATTGACTGATATCGTCTAAACTACTAGCTGGTCTATCCCATATTGTGCGCTTTTCAGCGCCTTTCTTTTGGGCAAATTTTTTAGCATTACAATGTTGGCAACAATGAAAGTAATTGTTGCTGAGTCGCTTGGGGCTCATGTCTTCTTTGTTCCTACGAAAAATTTCTCGACAGCTATCACACCTAAACACTATCACTCGACGAGTGCGGTTATAGGTGTGTTCTTTGCCTAGTTTACTGGTTCTAGTATAGGTTTCTGTGACAAATTCTTCTGAAAGATACATCGAGTATTTACATTAAGGTTATAAAACTTACGGATAAATACTCGAAAGGAACTAAAATGCTGACCATTACTGACTCTTCTATCGACAAAATCAAAGACTTACTATCCGAAGAAAACAACCCTAATCTTAAATTAAGAGCATTTGTGCAGGGCGGTGGTTGCTCTGGAATGAGTTATGGCTTTACTTTTGACGAAGAACAGAATGACGATGACTTTTCTGTAGAGAAAAGTGGTGTTATAGTACTAGTCGATTCAATGAGTATGCAGTATTTGAATAACGCAGTCATCGACTATAAAGAAGATATAATGGGGGCGCAATTTGTGATTCAAAATCCTAATGCACAAACTACCTGCGGGTGCGGATCTAGCTTTTCTGTAGCAGACAATTATTAAGACCGCATAGGGGAATAATATGGCAAGACAAAATGTAGATATTGGTGTTCAAGGCAATGACGGAACTGGTGACAGTATCCGCGAGAGTTTTAGAAAAGTAAACGAAAACTTTGTTGAATTGTTTGCTATTTTTGGTCAAGGTGATAGAATTGCCTTTACAGACCTAGATGATGCTCCTATATACGGACCTAATCAAGTTATTATATCAAATGCCGATGCTTCTGCATTATTAAGCAAGGCTCTAGTAGGCGGTGAAGGCATACAGGTTGACAACGAAGACGACAATCAAATACGCATTATTGCCACAGGCGGTAAAGTCTCTACTGACCCAGTTCCAGCGTTAGGCGGCCATTTAGATGCTCAGAATTTTACCATAGGTAACTTACCTGATCCAACAGATGACGTAGCCGCAGACTTTAACAATACGCATAATACATTTATTTCAGCAGATAATCTAGTTATTACTAGGGGATACGCTGATCAACGATATCTACAAACCAGCGGTGGCCCCGGAATAGGAAGTCAGGTTCGTGTACGAGGCGAGCCGTTAGATCAAAGTGAATATTCAAAAACTGTAGATAATTGGGTCGATGGTTATGCAGTTATTACAAATCACGGTTTTAACACAGGTTCTAACGGTGTTCCTTACAAATATTTTGCTAGCATTGCCTCTGCTACAGGACTGCTTAATGGATTAACATACTACCTACGATTCGTTGATAAAAATAGATTATCTTTACATCCAACTAGAGCAGATGCAATAGACGGTACTAACAGAATTATTGTCAACGATCCAGAAATAATTACACGCGGTGTAGAAACATTAACTGATTTCTTCTACGATCCAGAACTTTCGGGCAGTTGGGTCAGTAATGAAGCATTGCCAAGAAAGAGCGTAGTTCGTCGAGAAGGCGATACTATGACCGGTGCTCTAGTATTATTTGACCACCCAGGTACGCTGGCCGGATCAGGTTCTCCAACAGGTCCAGACGACCTACAGGCAGCTACCAAATATTATGTAGACAACTCAAGTTTTGCTTCAGAATCAAACCTGTTTGTGTCAATGGCTGGAGACGATGCACAAACTAAAACACCAGCAGGAAAAGAAGGACGAGCATTTGCCTATGCCTACGAAACTGTAGGTGCTGCTTGCCAAAAAGCAGAAGAAATTATTGCTGCGTCATTATCGGAACCGGGTCCTTACAGACAATTATTAACCTATGCTAACGTTTCAAACTTTGCATATATTGAAAGTATTACAACTGGTTCTGGAAACACTAGAACGCTGAGCGTTTTCTCCAACGGTGGTGGTGTTGATCAAAGTAAAGATGTTAATAATAGAGATTTAAGAGAAGGCAGTATTCTCAAAGGAATACAAAGCGGTGCCACTGCTAGAGTTAAAACCTATAATGGTGTTGCAGGTCTTAATGACACATATGTTGTAGAGTTGTTGCTCAAAGAAACTGAGATTACTAACTATACAACCGATTATAAAAAATCTGCTGCTAGACTAATAGCAAACAAAGATTTTATAAAAAATGAAGTAGTAACTTATATTAAAGCCAAGTATCCAATACTAGGGTTTGACGAAGAAAAATGTGCTAGAGATGCTGGGTTGATTGTTGATGCTGTTGTTTTTGATATCACATATGGTGGTAATAAAAAATCTATCGAGGCAGGAAGATCTTATTATCTAGGTGTTTCTTCAGTATTGCCGGCAGGACAGGTTGCACAGACAGTTGATGGTATTAACTACATTAACTTATTAGCACAACAAATTATTGATAATGCTACTATTCCTCCGGCAATAGATGATGTATCGTTTGGTAAACGAGGACTTATTCCACAGAACACATCTGGAGACATTGGAGAATCTAGCTCAGCTGTCATTATTGAGAGACTAATTGAAAGCATTAAAAACATTGTTCTTAATGGCCGAGCCGGCGACGGTACTTTAGTTGAATTCATTGACGGTGAGACTTTGGAATTTGGTCAGCCTGTTCCAGAAGCGCAGATTACAATTCGTATTGAATCAGGCGTCTACTATGAACAATTTCCAATACGTGTTCCTACAAACGTATCTATCAAAGGCGACGAATTCCGTAGATGCATTATTAGACCAGCACCTGGTACTAGTACCAGCCCTTGGGCAGGAATGTATTTTTATAGAGACGATACATTCGACGGGTTAACAAGAACCTACACAACTGCTGCCGATGCAGCTTCATCTTTTGTTCCTGAAAGTTTTGATTATTCAGGAAGCCCTGCATATTGGAAAATTACTACTGCTAACACAGACGGTTTAGAAACAGGAATGTATGTTAGTGTTATTGCTGGAACTGGAGAATTAGCACCTGCAACACAGGTTACAAGAATTATTAATTCTACTAGTTTTGAAGTAAGTGAGCAACCATTAATTTCATTGTCTAGCGCAACTGTGAGAGGTCTCAACGGATCAGGTCTAGCGCCAACAGGTGAA